TAGACGATGAGGTCGTTGGTCTTCCCGAGCTTCTTCTTGTATTCAAAGCCGCGCTCGTTGTTGTCGCCGCGGGACGAGTAGCTTTCGATGTGCCCTGACAGTTCTTCTCTGGTCAGGCCGAACTTCGCAGCCACCTCGTCTACTGGCTGAACACGCTTCCTCGCAGCCCAGCGGATGTCCTCAAACTCATCGGCATCGGGATCCCACACCAAGTTGTCGATGGAGTCGTAGAAGGAGCCAGCCATCTTGGTCTGCGAGCCTGGGGCAGAATAAAGCTCATGCCACCACACACCAGCACCCTTAATGAACGCTTCCTCCACCACCTTGCGGGAGTGCTTCTTCAGGTCTAGTTCGTTGGGCGTGTAGTTCAAATAATCTTCCAGCAGCCGGGAAACGAGCCTGCGCCGCTCCAGCATCATCTGCTGCTGCTGGATTCCCTGCTGGTACATCTGCATGCCGGGGTCTGGCATCATCACCGGCATGCCATCCGGTCCAATGATTGGCTGACCGTCCGGCCCCATAGCTGGCACGGGAGGCTGGGGCTGGATGCCAAGGAGGGCTGGCCCGATGATGGGATAGTCCTTGGGGGTCACCGCGCGGTTGGGGTTGCGGTGATGGATGACGGCCGTAAACAAACGGACGGCCTCCCAAACCCTGTTGACCTGCATGCGAAAGGCGGGGGGTGTCATCCCCTTGTTGTAACCCCGCTCGCCGCGGGCGTACCCGTCTTTCCACATAAAGTCCGGGTCACCCGCAAAGAAATTCATCGCTTCGTCAGCGTCCTCTGTGAACGGACGCTTGTGGGCAGTCGCCTGCTTAATGCACTCTAGCCAGCGCGACACTATCGGACGAAGCGGTTTTTCCATAAGGACTCCTATCTGTCAGTGTCCTTATTTGGCCTTTCGGGCTTCCAACTCTGTCACCCTACGCTCCAGATGGGCCACTTTTTCCGACAGAATGGCGTTCTTCTGGGGCTTGTGTTCCCAGTTGCCGTAGTCCTTCCAGGCCGGGAACTCGTTGACACCGGGGTCCGTGACATGGTGGACAGACGGCTTCTCATTCCCGCCGTAACCGGGGGCCAAGGCCCACAGGGTGAGGGTTCTCTGGCTTACCTTCGTCACCACCGCCGGGACAGTCTCCGCGCCGTCATGGGCACGGTACAGAACCCAATCACCAAGCTCAGCTGTCGGCATCACGTAATCACTCATCTTCGACTCCCCATAGGCCCGAGAACGATGCAGTTGTCTTCGGACGACTGCTGCCTGCGGCGTTTATCCGCAAGGTAGCGCACCCACCAAGGATCGGGGCCATACGTTTTTGGTGGGGCGTGGTATTTCGGTTCGTAGGCGCAGAGGTACTCCACGCTCTGGATGGCGTGGACCTCCCCGCGGCTTTGCGGTTCGTCGGTCACGTAAATCTGACCGTTGACTGTGGTCGTCTTCTTTCGGTAGCGGCGAATCTCACGCATCAGATTCGGACAGGCACCCTCCAAGAACTTCAGCTTGGTGCTGCCGTCACCCCGGATGTGGAGCATCTGCCGGACGAGGGCGGTGCGGGCCGGGATGTCGTCTGAGCCGGGAATGAAACCGTACCCGCTCATCTGCGACTTAATGCCGCGCTTCTTCAGTTCTTCCGAATAAAGCTCATGGGGGAGACGGCCAGACCCCAAGTCTCGGAGCATGCCGCCGTGCATGTCGATGATGAACGTATGGTAGTTCTGGCCATCGGCCTTCTGAGCGAAGTGGTCACCGAAGATCAATGCGTTGGCCTGCCGGATGTACAGTTCGTCGTAGATCAGCAGGAACTTCTCGTCGGGCGGAACGGCTCCAAAGACGCACGCCAAGACCGTGTGGCCTGGGTCAATCGCAACATACCGCGTCCAGTCTGGCGGCACCTGACCGGCAGGCAGATCCTCCCGCCGCATAACATGCACGCCCGGGTTGAACGACGGGTACATAAGCGTCGATTCTGTGGTGAACTCGCCCTCCGCACGCATGCGAAGCTCATCCATTCCAAGGGCAGACCAACGCTCAATGTTCTTCTTCTTTTCCTCTTGGTCGATATGGGCGTTGTCCAAAAAACGCAGCGTAAACTTCTTAATGATGGGGTTCTCACGCCCCTCTTCCTCCGCCTTGTCTGCTCGCTCACACAGTCCGAGCAAAGCATCATTCTTGGAGTGCGGCATGGCCGACCAAACAAACCGGCCTTTCCGGTCTGCGAGCCGCGCCTGCATCTCGCCAACCCACCGTTCATTATTAATGTCCTCATCAATGTGAACTAAGTCGGCCTGAAAGCCTTGGGGCGGTTCGCCTTCTGAGGAGAAGCAGTTGATAGTCCAACCGTTAGTAAGCTCTGCCTTGTTTAAGTAGCTGGCGTTCTTCAGCACCCAAGACATCTCTTTAATCATTCGGGGTGGGATCAGAGGAGGGGCTGGCTTTGCCTTGGAGGAGTCGTCTAGCCCAGGCCGGAAAGCTCTCCATTGACCCGTCGTCTCGTCTTTGATCATTTTGAACGCACCGGCACGGAACAGCATCGGTACAACCACAAGACCTATGTGGGGCCAGTTCCTTCCGATGATCACTAGGTTCCCGCCCTCCTTCGGATACTTCCCGTACGGGTCTTGTCATGTGGCCGCGCGTGCGTCCTCTATGAAACTTGCGGCTGACTTCCCGCTTCTGTTGCCTCCGATTAGCAGGCGTTCGCTCGCCATGCACTTGTGGAACTCCTCCTGCTTTGGCATGGGTACATAGAGCCGCAGGGCTTCGATCCGGCGTTCCGCAAGCTCCAGCTGTACATCACGCAGCTGGTTGAGAGCATGCTGTGTGATGCCTTGGACGGCCGGTTCTTCAGGTGGCGGTGGTGGGGGTATCTGTGGGTGCTTGCGCATATTCGCCGCAGTAGTCGGTATCTACCGTCACGGGATGAACATCGACTGGTTCATTGGCCATCGGGAGCGGGGGGTAGCGGTGGCACTGGCCGTGGCGATCCACCGTCTGCTCCCACCACCGGCACGTTCGACACTCCATGCTGCAACTCCTTCAGAGGTATTCCTTGGACCGTGATCGTTGTGGCGGCTTCCATAATCCGCTGGCGAAGCTCGTCCTCCAATTCCTCTTCGCTCCAAGCGGTGAGAGGTTTCTTGGCTCCACCCATAGCGGTGTTGGCAGACACCAGGCGAACGACGGTGTCCAGCATCTTGGTTCTAAACGCGCCACCTGACGGGGAGTCGAACAGCTGCTTCATATAGCAGTTGGCAAAGCCTCTCACCCCACCGAAGTATTCCATCAGAACTTCCAAGAGTTCCGAGGAGTGGGGGATGTTCGCTCCACCTATCCTTGCCGAGGCGACGAACAGATCGACCGCACCCTTCTCAATCTCCGCGAGCTTCTTGTTGCCCTTCTTCTTGCGGGCCTTCTTCTCTTGGGCGTTGCGGCACTTGCGGCACCGCGCGTGAAACCCGTCCTTGCTCTTATGCCAGTTGGCCGGGGTCAGCTCATAGCTAGTCCCGCACTGGATGCACGCCTTGTAGTCAGACAGGTTTCACACTCCACTTGGGCCGCAGATCAACCAGCTTCACGCTAGCGTCGTAGTCGGCTTCCCAGCACTGCTTCAGCTTGGCGCTGATGTCTTGGGCTTGGACGATCTGTGGCTTGCCCACGCACTTGGGCTTCCAGTGACCGGCCCACGCATCCCAGTTGCAGAACACGGGGTTGTAGCCCAGCTTCTGCGTACCAGCGAGGGAGAGGTCACGGGTCATCGTCACATCTTCAGTGGACGACTTCTCCGACTGATACTTGTCGGGGTATTCGTAGTAGAACCAAGGGTTGTCCGCGGGGGTCTTTGGCTCAGTCACCTCAAAGGCCCGCATGTCGTACATAATCAGACCCGTGGGCAGGGCTGCGCATTCTTGGATGCCAGCCAGCTTTGCGCCCGTGTCTCGGTCGTACATCTCCAGCTTAAAGTCTGGGTTGGCGTTGAAGGACTGGTGGGCCTGCCAGCGGAACACGTAGACGTTCTCATTGGGCGGCGGGCCACAGTAGGGCGCACCGATGACCACCGGACCCTTGGGGTAGTGGTCAACCAAGAAGTCGAATGACGATTCGATGAACGGCTTAGCGTCTGGTGATCCCGAATACATGTCGGGTTTCATATCCGAATCGACCATCACCAGGACATCTACGCCGTACTGACGCGCCATCAGCACAGACCGATTGCGGGTCATAGTGATGGGCGTGTCTGACAGGTTCCAGACTTGCGTCGATGAGACGCGGGAATCCTGCGACAGCTTGGAGATGGCCGGGATCATCCACTCCCGCACATCGGGCACTTCAGAAGAGATGCCGCCATTGCCACCATAAGAGAACGTACAGAAACCGATGGAGAACTTCTGTTGCATTTCACACCCCGGGGTTAGGTGTACAAGTCTACAGTATTACGACGGTCTTGTCCACTAGCCGCCGTTCCTTCGCATGCTGCCAAAGCGCGCCGCATCACCGCGTCGATTGACCGGCACCATCTGCATATTGGCTGGTGCCCTTACGGGGGCTTGGGGTTCACGGGGCGCGCGCCTCGCCACACCGCGCATGCGGTAGCCGTACCTGCGCCCTGTTGGGGGCGAGTCCTCTTCGGGCACATCCGGCATGCCCTGGACTTCTGCCTGCGGGTTGTATGGCGTGCCTTGGGAAGGGGGCTCAATCGGCTTGGCCGCAGAGGGAGCGTCTGCCCGCTTTCTTTGGGGCAATTGACCGTCGTAGCTCTGCTGATCAAACGACGGCTGCGGGACGCTAGACTGCTGACCAAAGGGATTGTCGAAGTCGCCCTGCATGTACTGATTGGCGTTGCCCATCGCCCGCTGGAAGTCAGCCTCCATAGAAGTACTTGGGAAGTAGCCTCCTTGGTTCTGCGGCGAGAACGGGTTGTAGAACGCACCGTTGGCAAGCTGATCGTCGGCCTGTGACATCAGCTGCCTTGGATCGAAGGTCACCGGACCTGACAACTGCCCGCCACTGTACTGCCCGAGTCGCTGGGAGAGGTTGCCGACAAAAGCCTCCCGCTGCGCCAAGGAGTCTTGGAAGGGCATCACATTGCCACCCAGCCCAGTAGCTCTGGCCGACACCGGGGAAGGACGGCTGTTGATGG